GGACGGAATGGATCGTCCCAAAACCGAACTTGCCTACCGTGTCCCAGCCAGTAAGTTTACCAGAAGAAAGCTTACCGCCAACGAAGCCGTTGAAGATATACAGGGATTGGACACCACAATCGACTGGAAGAACACCGGTGATAATTCCTACGATGGAGAGAAGCTCGCCCTCCTTATACATGACGAAGCCGGTAAATGGGAGAGGCCAGAAAACATTCTCAACAACTGGAGGGTCACGAAGACCACATTAAGATTAGGTAGTAGAATTATAGGTAAGTGTATGATGGGTTCTACTAGTAACTCAGCAGATAAAGGGGGTGATAATTTTAAAAAATTATATAATGATTCAGATGTTACAAAAAGAAACCGCAATGGACAGACTCGCTCGGGATTATATAGTTTGTTCATACCTATGGAATGGAACTTCGAGGGATTCATTGATTCTTATGGCTTACCTGTATTCGATACTCCCGAAGCAATTATTAAAGACGCATACAACGAAGATATTGACACCGGAGTTATTGAGCATTGGGAAAATGAAGTTGAAGGCTTAAAGTCTGACCAAGACGCTTTAAACGAGTTTTATAGACAATTTCCAAGAACAGAAGAACACGCGTTCAGAGACGAAACAAAAAATAGTATATTTAATTTAGCAAAAATTTACGAACAAATTGATTACAATGATGAGGTCGCAAATCTGTCACAAATTACCGTTGGCAGCTTTACGTGGCAAAATGGAATTAAAGACACGAAAGTCCAGTTTACACCAAATCCTAACGGAAGGTTTAAAATCAGCTGGGTTCCGAATGTAAAATTACAAAATAATATTATAACTAAAAATGGTATTAAATATCCAGGCAATGAGCATATGGGTGCTTTTGGCTGTGATAGTTATGATATATCTGGAACTACAGATGGGCAAGGATCTAAAGGGGCACTCCATGGATTAACAAAGTTTAGTATGGAAAACGCGCCTGCTAATATGTTTTTTTTAGAATATATAGCTAGGCCGCAAACTGCAGAAATATTTTTTGAAGATGTATTAATGGCGTTAGTATTTTATGGCATGCCATTACTTGCAGAAAATAATAAACCTAGATTATTATATTATTTAAAACGTAGAGGCTATAGAGGTTATTCTATGAATAGACCTGATAAAATTAGAAATAAATTATCAGTTACAGAAAGAGAAATAGGTGGCATACCTAATTCTAGCGAAGATATAAGACAAGCTCATGCTGCTGCAATTGAAACATATATTAATGATTATGTTGGAATTATTGAAGATGGGCAATATGGAAATTTATATTTTAATAGAACATTAAATGATTGGGCTAAATTTGATATAAATAAAAGAACAAAATTTGATGCTGCTATAAGCTCTGGATTAGCAATTATGGCTTGTAATAAAAATAAGTATAAACCTAATCCTCAAAAAATAAAACAAAAACTTAATATTACTTTAAGTAAATACGAAAATAAAGGAACTATATCAAAAATAATAAAAAATTATGGCTGAATCAGTTATGAAAAACTACTTCCCAAGTCAAGCTGTTAATGACGATGAGAAATTATCAATGCAGTATGGCTTAGAAGTTGCTAAAGCTATAGAAAACGAATGGTTTAAAAAATCTTCTGGTATAAATAGATATTTACAAAATCAAAATCGTTTTCATAAATTAAGATTGTATGCTAGAGGCGAACAATCAACACAAAAATATAAAGATGAATTATCTATTAATGGTGATTTATCATATTTAAATTTAGACTGGAAGCCTGTACCTATTATACCTAAATTTGTTGATATAGTTGTAAATGGTATTGCAGAAAGAACTTACGATATTAAAGCATATTCACAAGACCCATTTGGTGTTAATCAAAGAACTGCTTATATGCAGAGAATAATGATAGATATGCAAACGCAGCAAACAACTGATTTTATTCAACAAAATTTTGGAATAAATTTAGCTAGTGTACCAAAAGAATCATTACCAGCAAATAATGAAGAATTGCAGTTACATATGCAGTTAGATTATAAACAATCTATAGAAATTGCAGAAGAACAGGCAATAACAACCGTATTTAATTTAAATAACTACGAATTAATAAAGAAAAGATTTTATTATGATTTAGCTGTATTAGGCATGGGCTGCGTTAAAAATACATTTAGTACATCTGAAGGAATAAAAATAGAATATGTTGATCCTGCAAATATAGTATATTCGCATTCAGACTCGCCTTATTTTGATGATATATATTATATTGGCGAAATGAAAACTATAAATTTAGTTGATCTTAAAAAAGAATTTCCAAATTTAACCGAGGAAGATTTAAAATCAATAACTAAAAATGGCGGTTCTAGTTATAATTTATTCAATAGGTATACTTCAAGACATGATAAAACAGACAATAATTCAATAGAGGTTTTATATTTTAATTATAAAACTTATATGAATGAAGTATATAAAGTAAAAGACACAGCAAGCGGTGGCCAGAAAATTATTAGAAAAACAGACGCATTTAATCCTCCGCCAATAGAAGGATTAAGATTTGAAAGAATAGCAAAAAATGTGGAAGTAATTTATGAAGGTGTATATATACCGGGGTCAAAACAACTTTTAAAATGGAATCTTTGTGAAAACATGTTAAGAGAAAAAAGCGACGCTAATAAAGTAAAAATGAATTATTCTATAGTTGCGCCTAGAATATATAATGGTTCTGTTGAATCATTAGTTAGTAGAATAACTAGTTTTGCTGACATGATTCAATTAACTCATTTAAAAATACAACAAATACTTTCAAGAATGGTTCCTGACGGTGTTTATGTGGACGCTGATGGTTTAGCTGAAATAGATTTAGGTAATGGAAGTAACTATAATCCACAAGAAGCGTTAAATATGTTTTTTCAAACCGGTTCAATTATCGGTAGATCATTTACAGCTGATGGCGATATAAACCCAGGTAAAGTACCTATTCAAGAAATAAATAATGCTGCTGGAACAAATAAACTTGCTGCATTAATAAGCACTTATAATTATTATATGCAAATGATTAGAGATGCTACAGGTTTAAATGAGGCTAGAGACGCTAGCACACCTGATAGAAACGCTTTAGTAGGAATTCAAAAATTAGCAGCTGCAAATAGTAATACAGCAACAAGACACATATTACAAGCTGGTTTATTTTTAACAACAGAAACAGCTGAAAAAATATCATTAAGAATATCAGATGTTTTAGAATATTCTCCAACAGCTAAAGCATTTGTTCAAAGTATTGGTTCGCATAATGTAGCAACATTACAAGAAATGTCAGAATTACATTTGCATGACTTTGGTATATTTTTAGAATTAGAGCCAGATGAAGAAGAAAAACAAATGTTAGAAAATAATATTCAGGTTGCTATTGGGCAAAATAATATTCATCTTGAAGATGCGATTGATATTAGAATGATAAAAAATGTTAAATTAGCTAATCAGCTTTTAAAATTAAGAAGAAAGAAAAAGCAACAACAAGATCAGTTAATGCAACAACAAAATATACAAGCGCAAGCTCAGGCAAATGCTCAGGCGCAACAAGTTGCAGCCCAGGCTGAAGTACAAAAACAACAAGCATTAACTCAAAGTAAAATTCAATTAGAAAATGCTAAAAGCCAAATGGAAATGAATAAATTAATGGCTGAAGCTAATTTAAAGAAAGAATTAATGAACTTAGAGTTTCAAATGAATATGGAATTACATGGCGCTAAAAATGCTATTGAAAAAGATAAACTAAAAGAAAAAGAAGATAGAAAAGACCAGCGAACAAAAATTCAAGCTAGTCAACAAAGTGAACTTATAAATCAACGTAAAAATAATTTACCTCCTAAAAAGTTTGAATCTGCAGGTAATGATATTTTAAGCGGTGATTTTGACTTAGGTGCGTTTGAACCTAGGTAATATATAAATTGTATAATCATATAATATTTTATTATGGCAGAAGAAATTAAAGCAAAAGCCGTAGAGACCGAAGAAAAGTCTTTACAAGAAAAAGAACAAGAAGTACAAAAAAATGCTGGATTTGATGAAGAGTCTGGTATGTACAAGGTAGATTTAACACAACCCCCAAAACAAGAACAAGATGCCACTACAGAGCAAGTCGCAGATGAGGTACCTGTTCGCGACGAATCCGGAACTGGCGAAACAGTTTCTGAAGAAAACGTCGAAGAGCAAGTTGAAGAATCTGCCAGAAAAGAAGAAGAAGAAGTAATACTTGAAGAAATAACTAATGAAGAAGATACAGTTGACGATACAAGAGTGGAAACAGGCTTTGAAAATGCCAGCGCCACATCGGAACAAAAAGAAGTATTACCGGAAACAAAAACACAAGAATCAATAGAGTACCCTGAAAACATTCAAGATTTAGTAAAATTTATGAATGAAACAGGTGGGACTTTGCAAGATTATGTTGAGTTAAATAAAGATTATGAGAAGTTTGACAACATGGATTTATTACATGAATATTATAGTCAAACAAAACCTCATCTATCATCAGATGAAATTGTATTTTTAATTGATGATAAATATTCTTATGATGAAGAGGTTGATGATCCTAAAGATATTAAAAGAAAAAAATTACTTTTTAAAGAAGAAGTTGCAGAGGCAAAATACCAATTGCAATTAAAAAAAGATAATTATTATAAAGAAATTAAAGCTGGTAATAGATTAACTCCTGAGGCTAGAGAAGCATTAGACTTTTTTAATAGATACAATAAGGAGAGTGAACAGCAACAAGAAATAGCGCAAATCCAAAGAGATGCGTTTAACAATAAAACCAATTCGCTTTTTAACGATAAGTTCAAAGGTTTTGAATATAATGTCGGAGATAAGAGATTTAGGTTTAATGTGAAGAATGTAAATAATGTTAGAGAAACCCAGAGCGACATTAATAACTTTACTAAGAAGTTCTTAGATAAAGAAAATAAGATGGCTGATGCTGCTGGTTATCATAAAGCTTTATTTACCGCGATGAATCCCGACGCTATAGCTCAGCATTTTTATGAGCAAGGTAAAGCAGATGCTATTAAAGAATCTGTTAAGTCTGCAAAAAACATTAACATGGATCCACGGTCAGGGCACCAAGAGATAGAAGTTAATGGCATAAAAGCAAAAGTTATTAGCGGAGATGATTTGTCAGGAATTAAACTAAAATTAAAAAACTATTAAAACTTTTGAAAAATGGCAGACAATAATGTAAATTTTGCTGGCCCTATCGCCGGCAGTATAGTTACGCCAGCAGCTCAGAAAATGACGCTACAGAGTAACTATTTAAATTTTCATGGTTCAGGTGGAGCAAACTGGTCACAACAGTATTTACCTGAATTATATGCTCAAGAAGTAGAAAGATATGGAAATAGATCTGTATCTTCATTTTTGAGAATGGTAGGTGCTGAAATGCCTATGGCTTCTGATCAAGTTATTTGGTCTGAGCAAGGTAGATTACATCTAGCATATAATGGTACTATTGCAACTAGCAACGGTACTATTACAGCAATCACTGGAATCGATTCAGGAGCAACTGAAGCTCACGCTGTAAGAAAAGGTGCTACTGTAGTAGCAGTTGTGTCAGGAGTAGTATTTAAAGCTTTCGTTGAAGAAGGTATTGAAACTGCAACAGATACTTTAAAAATTAGACCTTACGGCGGTACAAATGTAGATAACCTTGCTGGAATAGCAGACGGTAACTTAGCAATTAAATTCTTTGTTTATGGTTCTGAATTCGGAAAAGGTACTGATACTATGTTAAATTCTGTAGAGCCTGTGTTCAAGTCTTTCACTAACAAGCCTTTAATTATTAAAGATCACTTTGAAATTTCTGGTTCTGATACTGCTCAAATTGGGTGGGTTGAAGTAAGTGGAGAAGCTGGACAATCTGGTTATCTATGGTATTTAAAGTCTGAAGGAGATACTAGAGTAAGATACGAAGACTATTTAGAAATGACAATGATTGAAGCAGAAAAATCTGTAGCAGACGCTAGCGCGAGTGTTCCAGATGGTTCTGAAGGTCTATTAGCTGCAAT